TAAGAAACAGGAAGACGCGATAGCAAAAAATACTATTAAGGTCAATGAATCGCGGGCAGCCTTAGCAGACCAACAAACAGAACTAAAACGAACCGAAGAAGAATTAAACAGCACAGGTAAGAAATGGACGGTTTTCGGACAGGAAATAACAGCAGCCGGAAACAACATGGACGAAACCGGGAAGAAAACGGTAAGCCTGGGCGATATTATAAAAGCTAATTTAATATCCAGCGCTATCATAAATGGCGTTAAAGCCCTGGCTAATGGCTTAAAGACACTTGCGACGGCAGCAGTTGGCGTAGGTTCGGATTTTGAAAGCGGAATGAGCCAGGTAGCGGCTACTATGGGAATCACGACAGAGGAAATAGCAGCCGGAAGCGAAGAATTTGACAAATTGCAGAAAGCGGCGAAGGAAGCGGGAGCAACTACGCAGTTTTCGGCAACACAGGCAGCAGAAGCACTTAACTATATGGCGCTTGCCGGATATGACGCGGACAAGTCCATAGAGACGTTACCGACAGTCCTTAACCTTGCAGCAGCCGGGGGAATGGATTTAGCGACAGCTTCCGATATGGTTACGGATAGCATGAGCGCACTAGGGGACGCAGCCGGGACTACGGAAGGCTTCGTTGACAAAATGGCGAAGACTTCGCAGAAAAGTAATACAAGCGTACAGCAGTTAGGCGAAGCGATTCTAACGGTAGGCGGAACTGCTAAGAACCTGGCGGGCGGCGTGGTCGAAATGAATACCGTTTTAGGTATTTTCGCAGATAACGGCGTAAAGGGAGCAGAAGGCGGAACAGCGTTACGAAATGTAATTCTAAGCCTTACAGCGCCTACAGATAAAGCTAAAAAGCAAATGGAAGCGCTGGGCTTACAGGTATTCGACGCAAACGGGAACATGCGCCCGTTAAATGAAACCTTTAACGACCTTAACGGAATCCTGGGAACAATGACCCAGGGAGAACAGACAGAAGTACTTAATAGTATCTTCAATAAAGTAGACCTTAAGAGCGTAAACGCTTTGCTGGCAAACAGCGGCGCGCGCTTCGACGAGTTAAGCGGCTATATTTCAGACTGTGACGGTGCAGCGGCAGATATGGCGGCTACAATGAACGATAATTTACAGGGAAAAGTTACGATACTGAAAAGCGGGCTAGAAGGCTTAGGAATCGCAGCTTATGAGAAATTCAAAACACCACTTACGAACGCGGTAGAAAATATAACGGAAGTTATCGGGCAGCTACAGACCGACTTAACGGACGGCAGCTTAAGCGGAGCATTAGAGAAGATAGCTACAGGCTTCGGAAACATGGTAGAAAAAGCAAGCGAAATAGTGGCGGCTGTTCTGCCTACACTTCTGGAAGGGCTGGGCTGGATTGCAGATAACGGCGAAACGATAGTAAGCGTATTAGCTGGAATCGGTGCGGGATTTGCGGTTTTCAAGGTGGCGACATTGATAAATACCGTAATTACCGCTATGCAAGGGTTTAAGGCAGCCGTGGCAGCAGCACAGGTAGTACAGGCGTTAATGAATGTAACCATGGCGGCAAACCCGATTATTTTAATCGTAACACTTGTAGCGGTTTTAGTGGCTGCTATCGTTGGATTTATCGCGACAAATGAGGACGCGCGGACGGCGCTTGTAAATGTTTGGGAAGCTATCAAGACGGCTATAGGTACAGTAGTAGAAAAAATTGTAACATTTTTTACAGAGACAATACCAAACGCATTTAACAAAGTTATTAACTTTGTAAAAAGTAACTGGCAAGGGCTTTTACTGCTTCTTGTAAATCCGTTCGCGGGAGCGTTTAAACTTCTGTACGATAATTGCGAAGGGTTTAGAAACATTATTAACAACCTGGTGGAGCAGATAAAAAGCGCGTTTAATGGCGTGGTTAATTTTTTAAAAGAATTACCTAGCAAAATCTGGAACGCTATTATAAGTACTGTAGACGCTATACGCGAGTGGGCGTTAGGACTTAGAACGGCAGCAGAAGAAGGAATAACCCAGCTTGTAACGAATGTCGTTACGTTCTTTTCAGAATTGCCGAACAAAATCGCTTACGTTATCGGTTTTTGTCTGGGGTATATTATAAAATTCGGAATTGATTTATACACCTGGGCTACGACGAAAATACCGGAATTTGTAAACAGTGTCGTAACATTCATGCAGCAGTTGCCGGATAAAATCTGGAACGCTATTATAAGCGCAGTACAGAAGGTAGTGACCTGGGGCGAGGATATGAAAAACCAGGCAGTGACAAAAACGACACAGCTTATAACGAACGTGATTAGCTTCATGCAGCAGTTACCGGGCAAAATCTGGAACGCGATTATAGACGCGGTACAGAGGGTAACAACCTGGGGCGAACAAATGAGAAGCCGGGCAGTGACGGCAGCTACAAACTTACTGAATCAGACAATTACCACTTTATCACAAATGCCGGGTAAAGTCTGGAACGCTATTTTAGGCGCGATACAGCAAGTAGTAAACTGGGGAATACAGTTAGCAGCGCAAGGAACGGCAGCGGCTAAGGGATTGTATGACGCTGTAGTAAATGGCGTAAGCAGCTTGCCTGGCAAAATGGCGGAGATTGGAAGTAACATTGTTTCGGGAATCTGGAACGGAATAAGCAGCGGCTGGGACTGGTTGACAGGAAAGGTTAAGAGCCTTGCAACAAGCTTATTAGACGGAGCGAAGGACGCTTTAGGTATTCATTCTCCGTCAAGACTGTTTAGGGATTTAGTAGGTAAAATGATACCGCAAGGTATCGGGGTAGGTATTACGGCAGAAATGCCGACGCTACAGAGCGACTTAAAAGAAGAATTACAGGGAATGACAACAAAAGTAGCGACAGAAGTTAACCCGGTAACGGCGGTAAAGAATACGGCTAAAATTTCCACTATTGGCGGAGAGGTAAGCACGAAGCAGATAGCAAAAGATAGGGATATTACAGTTATTATATATACCACAAATACAACGACCTTAGATAAGAAAGTGATTGCTAAGGAAGTGAAGAAAGAAGTAGTTAAGGGAATCACGAAAGACCAGAACGACAAGGATAAGACGAAAGGGGCGGCATAATGCGGGCAACATTCCATATTTTCTATAATGGCGAATCATGCAAGGATGTAGGGTTAAGCGTAGTAAGCCGCCCTACTATCCCTGTACCGGAACGGGAATACGACACCATAAAGGTAGAAGGACGCGACGGAGAATTACATAGGGATAAGAAAACGTACAAAGATATAGAAATACCGATAGAATTTAACTTTGTATCAAAAACGCCGGACGTATGGGCGCAGGATTTAAGGAAAGTCAAAAAGTGGCTGTACAGCGGGAAAGATAAAAGGCTGATATTTAGCGACGACCCAGAGTATTACTATAAAGTCAAAAAGGCAGTAATGGGAGATACAGAAAGAACGGCGAAGCGCAAGGGAAAATTTGAAATTGTTTTCACATGTGAAAGCTATATGTATCGGGTAGACGGACAGGACGAAAAAGAAATAGGGGAATATTTATATAACCCCTATATGGAATCACAGCCAGTATATAAGATATACGGCAACGGAGAAATAACCCTAGAAGTAAACGGAAACCAGGTAACAGCAGAAGTGACGGAGCAGCTAAACATAGATACGAAGCTGGAAATATGTTATAACGCAGCGAATGAGATTAGCAATGCAGCACTTACCGGGAAGTACGAAGGGCTTTACTTGAAAGAAGGGGATAATAATTTTAAATACACAGAGGGCTTTAAGGTGGTGTTAGTCCCTAACTGGCGGGAATTATGATAGAAGTATATAAAAGCACTAATACAAGTTATCAAAAGAACGGAGATATAACACTTACGCCCTTAGAATGTGTATTTGAATGGGGGTTAGACGGAATCTGTCAGATAGAACTAACCCACGAATACGACGACCTGGGGCGCTGGGAATACCTGGTTAATGACAATGTTATAGCAGCGCCTACACCGTATTCAGATAAGCAGCTATTTAGAATATACAAAAGAGAAAAGAGCGACGACGAAGTAACAGTATATGCAAGGCATATATATTACGACAATTTAGGTAACTATCTGGTTGATGTGCGCCCGACGAACAAAAACGGACAACAGGCACTTGATATTATATTTAGCGGTACGAAGTTTAAACCCCATAGCGATATAACGACGGAAAATACGGCTTATTATGTCAGAAAGAACATAGTAGAAGCAATCGCGGGCGACGATGAAAACAGCTTTATAAATCGCTGGGGCGGGGAACAACTGTACGATAATTATGATATTTATATCATGCGGCAGATAGGAAACGATAAAGGCGTTAGGGCAGAGTTCGGGCATAATCTGGAAGCAATCGAAGAAAGCGTAAGCGACGAAGATATAGTAACTAGAATTATTCCGGTAGCTTATAACGGGTACGTCCTGGAAGGGGCGAAACCGTGGGTAGACAGTCCTAAAATAGGGAACTATGCAGAGATAAAAGGCGCAGTAATAAATTTTGATGAAATTAAGCTACAGCAAGATTGCAGTGAAGGCGAAACGGGCTACGCTGATTTAACGGCGTTAAGGGCGGCACTTATAAAAGCATGTAACGAGGAATATAAAAAGGGAATCGACGAACCTACAGTTAATTACACGGTTAATATGGTGGAATTAGCAAATACGGTAGAATATGAAGAATATAAGCAGCTGGAAAGCGTAGAAGTAGGCGATACGATAACTTGTAGGCACAAAGGAATAAAGATAGAGGTAAAGGCGCGCTGTATTCGTGTTAAATGGAACTGCATAACAAAAGAAAACGAGGAAGTAGAGTTAGGGAACTTCTTAGAAAACTATTTTGATAAGACAAGCAGCAGCATACAGCGGGCGACGGCTTCTATAGAAGGGGCAAATAGCCAGGCTTTAGCAGCGAAGGAAGTAGCGGAAAAGGCAGCGAAAGAAGCAGCCAACGCCCAGCTGGCGGCAGAAACAGCCCAGGGAAAAGCGGAAGCAGCAGCCAGGACAGCCGGTACGAAGGCACAGGAAGCCCAGACAGCGGCGGAAGTGGCAAGTAACCAGGTATCTTTAGCGGCAACCCAGGCGACAGCGGCTAAGGAATACGCGGCGGCAGCAGAAGCGGCAAAGACCGGAAGCGAAAAGGAAAAGACAGCAGCCGGAGAATATGCAGCCCAGGCGGAAAGTAAGGCGAAGGAAGCCAAGGGAGCAGCCGGAGTAGCAACAACACAGGCAACGGCAGCGGGAGAACATGCAGACGCGGCAGCTAAAGAAGCCCAGGCAGCAGCCAACGCCCAAGCGGCAGCAGAAACAGCCCAGGGGAAAGCGGAAACAGTAGCGGGGACAGCCAGCCAGGAAGCCCAGGTAGCTACAGCAGCAAAGACAGCAGCCGCCACAGCCCAGGGAAAGGCAGAGACGGCAGCCAGTACGGCGACAAAACAGGCACAGGCAGCAGCCAGCGCAAAGACGGCAGCAGAAAGCGCCCAGGGGAAAGCAGAAGCAGCCGAAGGTAAAGCTACAACAGCCCGAACGGCAGCAGAAACAGCCCAGGGAAAAGCCGAGACAGCCAGGGGAGCGGCGGAAGCAGCCCAGACAGCGGCAGAGAACGCTAAGGCAGCAGCCGCCACAGCCCAAGGAAAAGCAAAGACGGCAGCTAGTACGGCGACAAAACAGGCACAGGCAGCAGCCAGCGCAAAGACGGCAGCAGAGACAGCCCAGGGAAAAGCAGAAACAGCAGCCGGGACAGCCAGTACGAAGGCACAGGAAGCCCAGAGGGCGGCGGAAACGGCAGCAGCAAGAGGAGAAAATGCACAACACTATTACGAATTAACTAAGGAACTATACGACAATGCAAGCATACAGGCGGGACAAAGTAGCGAAGCCTGGTTAGACTTGTCTTATGTAAATAATTGCTATTTGAGCGAGTAAGGACGGTGCAAAGTGGTAGTAGGAAGGCTAGTATTTGACTTCGCCCGTCACAGCGTAGAAAAGACTATAAGGGTTAAACAGTTTGATAGTGAAACGCGAAACCTGTTAGTAGTGCTGCTGAATGACGGCGAACCTTACGAAATGCCGGAAGGGGCAATAGTAAGGATTGAGTGTAGGAAGTCCGACGGGGAAGAAATCTTAAACGATTGTACTTACGTCGAAAATCTGATAACAGCAGAGATTACCGAACAAATGACAGCCGCCGCCGGATATGCAGAGTGCGCTATAAGCGTCTACGAAAAGGAAAGCTATATAGCTTCCTGGACTTTTAATATAAAGGTAGATACGGCGGTAATCGTAGGCGATAAGATAGCCAGTACGATAGAGTACAAGGCAATCATAAACGCATTACAAGAAGTGGAAAAATCAAAAGATACCGTAGAAGAAGCGACTATTTTAGCTGCTACAGCTATGAAAACGGCAAACGATACTATAGGAATCGCGAACCAGGTTAAGGAAGAAGCGACGGCAGCGGCAGCAGCCAGCCAGGAAGCCGTAAAGGTAGCGACGGCAGCAGCAGAACAGGCGCAGAATTACAAAGGACTAATAGAGGACATTTATAACAATATTGATAAGCTTAACGATTTTGCGGAAGAAGCGTGGTTGGATAAATCATACTTAGGAAGTGGGTACTTAAGCGAAACAACGGAATAAGGAAGGCGGGAGATTATGCGGAATATGCCTAAAGTAATCGGAACAGGGAAAGACATTTACAACCTGTTAGGAATGGTACAGGCTGGCACACTGGAAGCAGCAGAGTTAAGGGAAGTGATTAACGGAATCGAAGAAGAAAAGTATATCTTTGTTCCGGCGGTCGAAATTTCAGAGGACAAAAGATACATTACTACTAACTATCTGGCAGAAGCGGAAAAGGGCGCTAAGGTATTGTGTGAAGGCAAGGAATACACAATTAAAAGCGTAGAGCATGTAGCGGTTGAGCAGCAGAGCCAGAAAGAAGACACGGGAGAAGCAAAAGAGGAAAAGAAGACGGTAATAGGAGTTAACGCCGACCTGGAAACAACAGCAGAAAAAGTAGGGGTAGAAAGCCCGGTAAATATCTTAGACACTTTGGGAATTACCCAGGGAGAATTAGACAGTATCAAAGGAGTGTTAGTAAGATATGAGTAGATTTTTAAGTAATGATTTTATTAACAAAGACCCGCGGGCAAAACTTACGGTTGCGAAAATGGCAAATATTGGCGACCTGGTAACACCTTCGGCGGAATATTTAACCGCTTCCGGGCTTACGTCACTTACGGTAACGGCTGGGTGCGTGGTTACGGTCGGAAGTACAGGAGTATTCAAAACGGACGCTACAATACTTAGTACCGGAAACCTGGACGCTGGTAGTGCGTTTGTGGTGGGAAAAGATTACTATGTTTATATTTGCGACCCTGGTAGCGAAGACCTGGACGAAGTATACAAAATCAGCCTTAATAGCACATACCCAGACGGCTACAATGCAGAGACAAGCCGTAAAATCGGCGGCTTCCATTATGGAAGAGTAAGACAGGTAAGCAGTAAGCTTATTCCTATCAATACTGCCGGAGCGGAGAAAGGCAGCGGCTGGGAATCTAATGTAGCGTCCGGTATCGTTCCGCGTTCTGTATGGACGTTAAAGCACCGCCCGAAATGCAGCCCGGAAGGCATGGTATACGCTGGCGGCGGCTTGTGGGTGGATATTTACTTAGCGTCTAGTAATGGAGTAGGCGGCGTGAAATCAGCGTACAATGCAACACCGCTTACAGGAACGGAAGGACATAACAGCTATGACTTTATCGACCTGGGCTTAAAATCCGGTAAGCGCTTGTTATCTTATTCGGAATGGCAGCAAGCAGCATACGGCAGCCCACAGGGAGCAGACGGCAATAATACGAACGCCTGGGCGGCTACAACGAATACCGCCAGAACTACGACAGGTAAAGTAGTTAATGCTGTATCTGCTATCGGTTGCGTAGATTGCGTAGGTAATGTGTGGGAATGGCTGGACGAATTAAGCTACAGATACGACGGTACACAGTCCTGGAGTTGGAAGGACGTATTAGGCGCTGGAAACGGACAGGCATACACAGAAGGAACTTACGGACTTGTTCGCCTTCTCGCGGGTGGCAGCTGGTGCAGCGGCGTTATCGCTGGCTGCCGCGCTGTCGACTGTGGCGATTACCCTTGGAATGTCAACGCTAGCTTTGGCGCGCGCTTCGGCTGTGACAGTC